TATCGTCACCGTTTTGCTTCCACCCGTTGTGGCGAATGGCGCTATTAATACTTGAGTGACCGTTGCGCCACTGGTGTGAGTTGCGGCTGACGTGCTATTTGTTCCTCTGGTGCATCCAGTTAAAGTTAGTGTGCTTATGCCAGTGTAAGTTATAATTTCGCTGTCAATTTTAATTACGCCAGCAGATTTAAATCCAGCCACGCTTGTTAAATCAATTGCAGTTTCGCTGGTGTCCAGCGCCTCTGTGGTTGTGGTTGTGGCGTTGGTACTATCGCGCAGGGGTGTGATATCGTACAGCGCACCGCCTTCGACAATATATAAGTGATTGTGTGTTCCCACCGCAATTCTATCCACACCGTCAGAGAAAGCCCTCCAAAAAATCATTTTTCTGGCAATTCCTGTCAATGTTATTTCGGTGTTAGTAATATTACCAGATGCATCCAGAGCGTTAATTTTTTCTTTTTGCCACCCACCAATTTTTTCAGCGTATCCATTTTTGAATCTTACAAGGTCGCAGTCAACGTAGAACGGGCCGTTTTTTCCAGCAGAATATTCTGTGGTGTCTTTTACGATGCCAGCGTTATATTTTAGCAGTTGCAGCGGCATATTATTCTCCGATCAAGGCAGCATAAGTCTTAGGGCCGACTATCCCATCTTCAGTCAAGTCATTTCTTTTTTGCCAATCCATGACAGCCGCCTTAGTCATTAGCCCAAATACGCCGTCAGCGTCCAGATTGAGCGCCCCCTGCACTCTTATGACCTCTGGGCCTCTAGAGCCAACCTTGAGCAGCACAGGGGCTGTCTGGGGCTTGTATGAGCCATCTAGTATCGACATTGCTCGGTGGTAATGATGCTCCCGATCAGACAGGCCATTATAGCCGCCGTTGATCCGCTTGGTTGCGCCCTTGATGTCGCCGTTGTCGCAGTATTTATTTAGGCCGTTTGTATTCCAGAACCAGCAGGCGCTTTCCAGTGCGCCGTCCTTGGTGCCTAAATATTTAATTGTCGCATCTTTGTCCCTGCCTATGGCCTCTGCGAATAAACAATAGTTGTGCGCCCCAGTAAGCTGGATGACGCCACGCCCTCTGTGCATCCAGCCTTCTCCGCTAGATGTATCGCCATTACCCATACGATCAGCATAGACCACATTAGCGATACGCTCACTATCGCGGTGATACAGCGATGCGTCACGTCCTGCGTTTTTGAAGTATTTCGGGAATACTGCATTCAAGCCCTTTGCGGAGTAATTCAGATTTTCTTCCAGCACCGTAAAATTTAGGCTCTCATGCCCACACTGAGCGATAAACATTGCAATGCGTTGGGGCGTGTTGATCTGGTACTTGGCAAGAATGTCTTTGAGAGGCTTTTCCCACGCCTTCCAGTTTTTGTTGCCATGCAGTAGCTGCTCAATTTGCCCCGACGATAATATCATTTTTGTCCTGCGTATTTACTGATTGCTCGATTTCCGAACCAGAATGCCAAAGTTGCCGAAAATAGTCCTTGAGTTTCTGGGTCGAATAGAAGCTCTGACGCCTGCATCCAGTCTCCATCCGATTGAATCACTTTAACCATGATCACGACTTTTGTGGATACGAATAAAGCAAAAAACATATAAGTGATAACGGGGCGAACGGACCCACGCAGGGCGTTGATAAAGCCTCCAGCGTCGATAGAACTGTCATGTGCATACAACCCCTTCGTCTCTTCGATGTCAGCTTGTTTATCTAGCTCGACCAGCTTCATCTCGGACCGCTTTTGGGCAAGCTCCGTCTCGATTTGCATCATTTCGATGCGGTGCTTCTGCTGTTGGTTAGCTTTGAAGTAATCAAGCACTGACGGCAGAAAAGATGATCCGAAGCCCAGCAAACTTCCCAGAAGCGCCATCATGGCTTTTCACCATTGATGAAGATGCCAAAGCAACCCGTCAAAGCACCCATACAGACACTGACAAGCCCCGCTTGGGCGTTGGTGACAAGATCGGGTGGAATGGACATGAACCAGTGGACTGATTGATATGTAAGCACCGTGACAGCCAACATCATTAATCTCGGTAATATTTTGAGTTTATCAAACGTCTCTGGTGTCATATTCATTTTTTCACCCCATTTTTGTTAGCACCGCCAAGAGCATTAAGATGATAGCGCCACTAGCACCAATCATAATCGCCTCTAAACGCTTCACCCTCGTAAACAGCTCTTTGTGCTGTATGGTCACCTCTGTGCGTAAAGATGCAGAAGTGACGTTTAGATCATCAATTCTGCTGTGCGCGGACGCCACTGTGCGCTTATCCATTAGCTCGGCTCCACAGGCCAATCGCCACCGTTACCACTCATGTCAGGAGAAGACAGGTTGGGCCAGTTAGCGTGTGTAGTTATATTTCTAAGTGCAGTTCTGTACGTTGCCCAATCAGACGGCACAGAGCCGCCAGACTCTAACGCTTTAGTTACTGCCCAATCACAAGTAGCCAGCCGCCTGTTACGCTCCGTTCTATTGCGTGTCGCTGTTGCGGAGTTAGCCGCTGTTACTACAGCCGCACGCTCATCAGTAGTCATGTCAGTTACACGGCGCGTGTACACCTTGCCGCCCAACAGGTAAGGGTCAACGCCCTCGTTCTTCTGTGTGGCTGAGTCAAAGGCTAGAAATATTACTACCTCGGCACAGCTATTAGCTGCAAGCCAATCTGCATCAGGTCCAGCTTTAGGGAATGAAGTATTAGGAAACAGAGATTTGTGTTCTGCTATCTCGCCTATGTTACTGCCATCTAGTTTTGCTATCTTCATGCGTCTTGTCCTTTGTCTGCGAAGGGTTCTGTGTCAGGGGTAAAATTGCCTGTGTGACGAATAAACCGTGACACTCTTAATTCATCAATATACCCATACCATTTTCCGTAAGCTGATGTATCCCAACCAGTTCCTAGACTGCCTATTCCTGCCTGTAAATTTTGGTCTGTTGCAGTTGAAAAAGAAACAGAACCACTGCTGGCTAAAGTGCCATCTATAAATAATTTAGCATTAGTGCCATCATATGTGGCGCAAAGATGAACCCATTGGTTTAAAGTTCTTGCGTTGTGTGCTGCTTTAGCTGAACCTATTTGGAGCAAATAAACGCTACCTTCAATCCCAAGAGCAACCCGCCCTCCACCGCCAGAAAGACCTTGAGCAAATACAACTTGATTTGCTGCTGAGTTTGTACAGTACGTCCACACCTCTATCGTCCAATTATAATCAGGTAATAATGCGCCACCTGAAGTATTAATAAGCCCCTTATCTCCATCACCACCGGGACTATAGAATGATGCTGTGCCAATTTTCTTTTGAGCTGTGCTAGTTACTGCATTGCCTTCCAGTGCAATGTTGCTTTTTGCTACTTGGTCAATCGCCTGTGCATCTGCCATATTTAAGAGAAGGTTTGTGTTCGTGACAGTTGTATACGGGGCTGTCGGCACAGTTATGGATGTACCCTCGGAGTACACTGCTGAACTTGTAACACGAATGTTTGAAATATAGCCGTCAAAGGTATTCGGGTAATTACCTGAGTTTACATCTTCTGTCCCAATTACTAAGTAATCTTGTGCTATGTTACCAGCAGAATTATTAAGTATTCTTGCCCCATTTACATAGAAGGCTATATTGCTGCCCGTTCTCTGCAAGACAAAATGCGCCCACTGGCCTAAAGCTACAGAGGAACCGTTATTTCCCCCAGTTACACCATTTTGAAAAAATATTAATAGTCCACTGCCTGTAGTGATAATCATACGACCCGTACTACGACCTTGATATTGACCAACAATAGCTTGCTCTGAGGCACTATTACTGTATACCCACCCCTCTAACGTAAAGTTCCCAGATGCAGATATAGGCACAGCAGAAATGCTTAAAGCATCGGCTGTTCCATCAAAGTAAGCACTCGCCCCGTTCGTGGCGGCACTATAAATTTCAGAAGTCAGGAATGGGCCGAATGCTGTTACGGCTGGATTGCCAGATGGAGTAACTGTGTGAGCATTGCCAGAGTTATCAACAAACCTGTTCGATTGGCAAGTCAGTAGTTTGGTGTTTGTAATAGCCGTTAGTTTGCTTGTTGATGGGGTAAAATTACCTGTATAAACTGCTGTGCCTTTTACTAAACGCAGATTAGAAATAACCCCATTAAAGTCGGCAGCGTTGGAATCCCAATCTCCAATAACTAGCGGGGTGTTAGGTGCATAGATATTCACACCAGAAACAGTGCCACCAGCAACACCATTGACATATAGTGTAATAGTATTACTTGACCTTACCCAAGCAACGTGGTTCCAAGTATTAAAGGCTGCAACGATACTGCCAGTATAGCTGGAATCAGAAGAGCCGTCTGTAGTCCAAGTCCATCTTAGTTTATACCCACTACCAGAAGGCTCTGTACGGGCTTGCCAGCCCCTACTGCCATTTGTCCAATGACCTATAATAGATTGCTTAACAGACCCGCTTGGTTCCATGAAGAGCCATGCTTCAATTGTAAACGCTCCGTTTGCAAGCGCCCAATCCGAACTATTAGCAGACGATAAATAATCACCACTACCATCAAACGACACACCCCAATCACCGTCAGGCCGAGCAAATGGCCCAAAGCTACCTTGGGTTACATTGCCAGCCGTAGTGATTGTGTGGTTGCTTGTAGAGCCATCGTCGAAGACATTGTTCACGCCATTATTTGTCCCGTCGAAGTGAGACAGAAAACTAACACGGTTGAACTGATCATCTGAGGGTAGCTCTACACCCCCACCAGCAGCACCGTAAAAAACACTATCAAATGATCTAGGCAATGGCTGTTCCTCCCAAGAAACCATAATATGTCGTGCCACCATCGCGGGTGAAAAAGGCGTATGCCTGTAGCTCGTTATTACCCGCCGCGTCTGGGGCAGAGCCGCCAGCCCAATCTACCGTGTTGGGCCATGTTATTGCAACGGCGGTGCTG